GCCTTCTTTAAATCCTGCCCCTTTATATTTTTCTGCTAATCCGTTAAGAAAGAAATCATCAGTAGCTCCCGGCGGTACTTCCATACCATCTCCAGGAAATCCATAAGGACTTCTTACTTCTTCTTCACCCTTTTCTTCTGGGTTAATATGAGCATACTTTGATGACCCTTCTGGCATATCAGTTGGGTGAATACCAATAGGAAATTTTCCTTGTGAGAATAATACTTCTATTAATTGACCATAGGCCGCTAGAACTTTTGTCTTTGTTATCTTAACAAAAACTCTAGATTTTTCGGTGTCTCTAAAAGCCATATCAGAACCATAGATACCTCTATAGTTTCTGTATGCTCGTAACCAACGCTTCTCGTCATAAAGACGAGTTATCTCAGCAGATTTTAATCTAGATTCAATTACTTGACCTAGACTAATATAATCTATCTTTTCGTCTTTTAACGATGCTGTAGCGTCAGTCCCAGTGCCACCACCAGAACCTCCAACATTATATGCCATTATTTACTTAGTAGTCTCTTTCGTCTGCCATTGAGAATACTTTCCCATCAACACCGTTTTTTCCTGCTCTTGGATAATCTTTATCAAGTGTGTTATCATCTGCAGGTAGAGCTGATGAAGGTTTTTTTACTCCTACACTAGCTTCTTTTTTTTGAGCGGTATCTGTTGACTGGTCATCAAACCCTTCGCCTTGCGAATATTGTTTCATGATTGATGGGTCAATATCTTTTCCATTCATGTTTTTCATTTTAGTTTCTCCTCTAAATATTTAGTTAACCAAGGATTATCTACAAGAACTGTTGTTGTTGCATTAGCTAATACGTTAACAATATGTTCTTCTTTTTCTCCTACGTCTAATCCCCACTGGTATATTATAGCATGTAAAACTTCGTGGAGTAAAGTGTTAACATGAGATATGTTATCTTCATCAGATAAACCTATCAAACCTTCTTTTGATAAAAACTGTCCATGCGAATCAGAAAAGTCTTTATCAATTATTTTAAACTCGTAATCTCTATATCCTATTTTAATTGATTTGTGTTTCATTAATATCCAAACACAGAATCACTAGGTCTGTATGTTTGACCAGAAGTCATTTTAATATCATTCATTCTTGTCTCAAATGCCATAGGATGAGATGGTCTTGACATGCATCCGTATCTAAGTGCATCGTATGCGTGGTCTTCTGCATGTGTATCTACATCTTCTGGGTTGTTTTTGTCAACAGGTAACATTGGTAAAGTCCTAATTAAATTTAAACAATTATTAAAAATAAATAAAGATGGTCTTTCTGTATTTTCGTTTACTCGTAATCTTTTATGTATTTCTAATTTTCCATTTACTCTACTGCCAGGTGACCTATCAGATGGTCTCCATCGACATCCTTCTAGTATCATTGTTTCTGCAATACTAGGCCCAATGTCTCCTCGTTTTGCCCATGTAGAAGAATCTAATACTCCGTATCTTATATACTCTCCTGCCTCACTATTCAATACCCTTTGTGCAAAAATATCTGCTGTAATATTTTTTGTATACATCTCTCTATAAACGTATAGATTATTATCGTAATCAACAGCAATCCATAAGCAACACGCAAAAGAAGAGTAACCCCAGTCACAAGTACGAAACCGCATAAAGTTGCGAGGTATATCAAAAGGCTCGATAACATGTACCTCTCGGCTAAATTCTGGAAAGGCCGAGCTTTCATATGATTCCCAATCTCCTTCTAAAAACTGTTTCTTTTGTACGTCTGGCAATGATGCCAACATAACATAATAATCTTCTGTCTGCATTAAGTACGGATTGTCTTGTAACTTAGCAGGTATAAATCGTCTACTTATTTTTCTTATCCCAGTGGGAGTTTGTATTTCTAAATAAAATTTTGTATTAGGTTGTGCAGGGTCTACAAACATTTCTTTAACCCAACCAGAGCCTACGTTACCAGGGTTCCCAGTTGCCCTCATATAGACGGGAATCTCGGGGTCAACACTTCGCAAAGAGGAACGTAAAAAGTTATATATATCGGGAGTTGGATATTGTGGTAATTCGTCTATACCAATCCATGTATATGATTGTCCTTGATAACGTAGTACATCGGTCAGATTCTCAGCGTAACCAAATTCTATTCTTGCTCCAGATGGGAAACGCCATTCTTTTTCTTGCTCTCTCCACTTTGCTCCTGGATATGCTTTTGGATATAGTTGCTGAGAATGATTGATTAAATCTCTTAACTCTGGCATTGTTCGTCTTATTAACAATGCTCGGTGGGCACTTTTATGACAATATCGTAGAGGGTCTACTAACATGGCATAAGATTTTCCACCACCTCTTGCTCCCCCATAAAAGACTTCTCTTTCTGATGATGCAAGAAATTCTGTTTGTGGCCCGCCATTAGGTTCAAAGATTACTTCTCTATCCCTAATAGCTTCTTGTATTGAAGGTGTTGCTTCTTCTATTTGCTGTTCATCTATAACAGTCTTCTCACCTTCTAGTACACTATCTAGTTCTTTTAACTTTTCTTTTTTGTTTTCTAGTCTTTTTTCTGCTAAATTAACTTTCTGTTTAGCATCTTCTAATTTTTCTTTTTCTGCTCGGAGAAGATGTAAAGCTGATTGTCTAGCTTTCTTTTCAGACTCAGAAAGGGTTGGAGATTTTTTAACTCTTTTACGCCCTACCTTTTTTGGCTTTGGTGGTTCTACCATCCTCGTTTTAATACCTTACGCAATCCCATTCCTGTTATTGGTCTTCCTGTTTTGTTTGTAACCCAAGTAGCTACTTCTTGATAGGAACAATTTTCTAAATACTGTTCTGCTTCTTTTAGAGCATCTAACTCTTCTGGAACAGCCTCTAGTGTTTTGTCTTCTTCCTCAGATACTTTGTATCCAAAAGGTATTGTCCTACTCCGAAGTTTTCTCTTTGGGCGGGAGAATAAAGATTCCATGTGCTACCTTTGCATTTATATCTAGTTTTTCTCTTTTAGCTAAACCTACTCTGTCTAGAATTTGTTTAGCCGCTTCTATACGAATATTTGCTCCTGGAGTTTTTCCATCTTCATCAAGAGCATCTATCAAACCCATTGTTGCTTTTGGACTGTGTACAGCTAACTGATGTTCAGCCCTTTCAATAATTTCTTCTTTTAAACTTTTCAATACTTTAGGATACGATTGAGGAGCATATCCTGCAATCTCTCCTGCCATCTTTGGACTGCCTTTGGCTTCGCCAAATAGAGCATTGAGAAATTTTTCTTGCTGTTCTGTTAATACATCGTTTTGTTTTTTAGGAACTAACATTTCTTATTTTCTGTAATTTTTTTTCTGTTCTTTCTTGTAACCACTCTGGAGTTTTTCTTATTCCCACTGAGTCTTCTATTTGTCTTTGTTTCATACCCTGTCTTGCTGTCTGCAACATCTGGTCTCTAGCACCATGTTCATTTCTATCTATCATAGATAATCGTGGTGCAGTAATAAGTAACTCTACATTCTTATCCTTTAAAGGTTTTTTTCTATCTTTAATAGATAAATATTCTGTGAATACTTCTTTTGTTTTTTTATTATAGTATTCGTACAGTGGCATTACTTATTTGTATTCCATCCTTTTCCAAATAAAAAATCAGACATCTTCATAAATGCTTCGCCCAATCCGTAGTGGTCTACTTTCTTTTCTTTTGCTTTTATCTTCTTAGGTTTCTTAACTTTAGTTTTTTTCTTTTTCATGTTCACAAGATATGCACTCACATTTATTTTTTTCCATACACATTCCATCTTTACTACAATGACATGTGTGTCCACACAAATTACAAGTTACCATATCCTCTCCTATTATTTAAGTCTTTTTCTTATGTCTCTTAGCGAAGTTACGGGCCGCTTCAACTGAGCCAAATCCCCATTTCTTCAGTGCCAGTGCCTTACGAGTTGGCCTTCCCTTCTCATCTTTCATTGGCCCTTTCATACCCGCAAATCTTGCGGCAAACGAAATTCTTCGTGGATTGACTCCAGACTTAACTGGAGGCTTTAGGTTTGAGCCTTCTGTTCTTTTAAAGAAGTCTCTGCCCTTTTTATTTAAACCCCCACTAGGATTTTTGTGTTCTTTGGAATAACCCACTACACTGTAGCTTTAGCTACTTTTTGAGCCTTTTTCGATAAGTCTTTAAAATGAACTAGAACTTTACTACTCTTTGTGTGGTTCTTACCAGTGTGCAGTACGCCATTAGCCATTTTGTGCGTAGCTCCTTTAAATTCTTTTCCGTCTTTTGTATAGTGTTTTTTATTTACTGCCATAACAATCCTATTTGCCGTACGACATTTTCTTTGGCTTCTTACCTGCCTTTTTCATTGACATAGCTGTAGCCGCTTGTTTCTTTGCCTTTGGTGATTTCTTCTTCATACCAGATTTTTTCATCATACTTCCGTACATAGTCTTCTCCTTTGGTTTATACTCTTCTCATAGGTTTGGCCATGCCCACTCTTTTCTTTGTTCTTTTATTTTTATTTCTGAGCATAGCAAAATCGGTTGCATCTATTCTATTGTTCTTATTTACGTCTAATCTTTTCTGGGTTCCCATAAGAGGTTTTGCTTTCTTGGTCATAGCTTTCTTTGATTTGCCCATACCCGTAGCTTTACCTGCCGCTAGGGTAGGCTTTTTCATTGAAGCGGTCTTTGTTTGGGTTAACGCTCCTGCTTGTGGTTTCTTTTTATCTTTGGTCTTTTTTATTGTTGGTTGTACAGCCATTACTTACCTCTTCTTACAGTTTGTTTAGCTCTTTTGAATTGTTCCTCAGTGGGAGCACCCTTTGCTCCTTTCTTTTTCATCTTACCTCCACGCTTTCTCTTAGCATGAATGTTAGCATATAAACCTTTTTTCATGATTTCTTCTTACCACCCTTGAGTAAATCAGCATCTGCCTTTCTAGCACCACCTTTACCTGTAGCAAAACTACGAACTCTGCCCATTGCCCACTGTTGCGGACTAACACCCGCTCTGGAACCACTAGAATAGTACGCACCCATTCCTCTTTTATAGACTTTCCTTAGTTTATCTGAGGAAATCCCATACTTTTTAGAATAGAACGCTATCCCTTTAGGCTTTGTACTTTTTTTTGTAGCTTTTTGTGCCACTCTTACTCCTGGTCTTAGCTATTTTATTCATCTCAGCTACAGTTAGCTTACCCTCTCTGTATTTTTTAGCTGTAGATTTAATCTCACGCTCTGTAGCACTAGGGTTTTTTGACCCTACTACATATTTAACAGGTACTCCTGCTTTTGTTTTCGGTACTTTTTTGAATTTACGCATAGACTTGTTGTCTAAGTCCTCTTGTTTATAACATTGATGTGTGTGACCTGTGCTTAAACAAGTCTATACCTACTAATTATAGCGTCAAGGAGCAATCTGTCAAGAAAAAAAATAATTAACTTGACAATAATGCCCTCCGCATGTATAATATAAATACCTACCAAGGGGGGCCCTATATATATATGGAAATAATTTAGAGAGTTTATTCCTTTCCACTCTAGATTATAGTACCATACTTAGGAATAATACTTCAGTCATATTATTAACGATGTCCCTCTTGGTATGGCTAAGGTGGTTTCAATTGATTTTCAGTATTTTTAGCTCGTAGGGGTATATATAGGAAGGTACACCCCCACCTGCCACCTGCATGGGCTACCAAAAGGTTATCTTTATTCTACACCCTAGGGATTTTCTCTAGTGGTTTCATCCCAGTGGGAACAAAGGGGGCA